GTGACGGTGGCAGATAGCCCTGCACGGGTACAAACAGGTGCGTTAGTGAGTCTAGGCAGTGCCGAAAAACCGTTAGACAAAGATGGCAATGAGCTTACCCTTGCGCATTTAAAATCACTTGAAACTGCACGTTATTCTGTGCCGATGTGGTATCCCGATTATGACGGTTATTACTGGGCGGACGGGCGCACATTAGACGTGGAAGGCGGCGATTATCAAGTGATCGAAAACGTCCGAGTAGTGGATAAAGTCGCGCGTAAAGTACGTTTATTGGCTATCGCAAAAATTGCTGACCGCTCTTTTAACTCCACAACCTCAAGTACCGCGTATCACCAAGGCTATTTTGCCAAACCGATGCGCGACATGAGCAAATCCGCAACCATCAACGGCAAGGATTTTCCAGGCGAATGTATGCCACCTAAAGATGATGCCATTACTATTGTGTGGCAAAGCAAAACCAAGGTGATGATTTATATCAAAGTTCGCCCTTACGATTGCCCGAAAGATATTACGGCAAACATTTTCTTA